AGACTAACACAGGTCTTGATATCCAACTACCATCGTAATAAAAATTATTGATTTTGTTTACGTTACTTGCTCCGTATGGTACCGGATAAGGTTTTGGGTATGGTGTTGGTGTTCCAAATATTACATCTGTCAATACTTGCTCATATTGAACAGTATCTGACCACGTGGGGTCAGCTGCGCGCAGTTGGACTACTGTGCGCACGTTGAAGTCTCGTGCATCGGTGTCCAACGTAAGACCACCAACAACACGAACCTCAATTAATCTGTTTTGTGTATCACCATCCCAACTAAGCAATAAGTTTTGAATCTTATTTGATGGCTTGAAAACATTCATCAGCATGTTGCGCGCGTTCATGTGTGCATCTATGCTATTTGCTTCTATAACAATCGGCAAAGAAAAAATACGCGGATTTATTCGGTAGTCGATGTCAGTATCGCCGTCCTGAAATGTTCCGCGCTGTGTGATACGCGTCGACGGAGGCATTCCCCAATTTACGGTACCAACTAAATAAATGATGTAGCCAAATGCAGGCGTTATTGTCGTATTTTCTGTATTAAAATACACAGTATATTGCCCGTTATTGTATCCTATGTTCATGCTACTCTGCCCCCAGTGTCATCATCCAAGCCCGTGCGTCGTTAATCAGCGAAGACTCGGATTGGTTATTGCTATACGACGCGTGCATGTTGAGATTGTAGACGACTCCGTTGGTATTTGCACTGCCGCCACCCAAGCGCAAAGACCGACTAGTTCCACCGCCGTTGTCTCCATCGCCGCCGTCGCCACCACTGCCCGAACCTTGACCGCTAAACCAAGACGTTACCGCTGACCATGCGTCGCGAGCAGCTTGCAACAGTGCATCTTTAATCCATCCGGCACCGTTTTTGATACCGTCCGCGATGCCTTGTACCATGCTGGTGCCAAGCTTTAGTACTTCCGGCTTGACTTCGTCAAAGAACGTCATCAGGTTGGTTTGTAGCTTCGTAAAAAAGCCCCATAAATCTTTTAGCGCAGTATCGACGGTTGTCTTCATGGTCACAAAAGCGCCGGCAAAGTCGCCCTTTGTCAGTTGCGACAATGCGGTCAAAATACCCGTGACAGTTGCCATGCCAATGCTTACCAGTGAATAGAAGGTGTCAAGCACGGTCTTGATGTACGGCCATGCAATAGTAAACGCGTCGCTAAGATATTGCCAAGCCACTGCGGACGCATTGAACGCCAGTACTAACACATCGCGAATCAATGTCGCCATCGCACCGAGCATCGTGGTCAACGTTGCGATGTAGCCCTGTATCGTTGGCGATGCAAGGTACTCCATGATTGCGCCACCGGCTTGTGTCATTGCCGGAACAAAGACCGAAACGAAATTCATCACCGCATCGGTCAGCGGTTGAAGAAATAACATGACCGTCGCGAGCCCTGCGCTCAGTTGCGCCAAGACACCCGGGACCGCTGCGATTGCTCCGCGGATGGTATCAAAGATTCCCGACACCGTGCCCGACTCGGTCATCCCGTTGATAAAATCAGAGATACCGCCAACGACATCCGCGAAGATTGGTACAAGAGTGTCAGAGAGAAAGTCACCGAAGAGCATCATTAACGGCATCAACGCTTCGCCGAGCGTCTGCTGTATACCCGCCATCTTTTCTTGCAGGATGATTTGTTTACCTGCGTAGGTGTCAACCGCGGCCGCCGCCGAACCACCGAACTGGGTATTCAGTTCCGCCATCATCAGTTCTTGAGCCCCAGCGACGTTGCCAGCTTCGACCATTGCTTTGATCATGGCTTCTTGGTCTGCGGTAAATTGCACACCGCTTCGACTAAGTGCCGCGATGCCTGCGATTGGGTCATTCAGTGCTTTACCGACTTGCATTGCCGCCGAGTCAAGGTCAATCCCCAGCGCTTGGCTCATATCGACGATGGACTTCGTCGCACCGCCAAAGTTCTCGCCTTTGATGTTGGTGAAGGTTGCAAGGATGTTTTGCGCACCAAGGATTGCATCATCAGAAAATAGCGACGCACCTTCGCCAGCGGACAAAGACGACGCCATGTTGGCCATTTGTTCCGCAGTGAGTCCGGCTGCGCTTCCTGTTGACTTGATGACCGCTTCCGTCTGTGCGAATACAGACTCGAACTCGGCTGCTTCTTTGATTGCACCACCGACGAAGTCAGTGACCGAGCTTAGCGCCTTGCCTGCGAGTTGCGTCGCTAAGCCGACGAGCCCTTGACCAATCCCTTGCAATACGCCAGTCATCACCGAGCCCATACCGGTGAACGAAGAGCCCGCACGACCGGCACTTTTGCCAACATCGTCGAGCCCGTCGTTGACGGCTTGGGTTGTCTTACTGACCTCATCATCAGACTTGAAACGAATCAGTACCGTCTCTTCGGCCATTATGTTTTACTCCGTCGCTGTTGTATCGACCGCTCCACACCAAGCATCATCAAATCTTCTTGTATCGTAAGCCAAGAGACCGCTTCTAACTCAGCTGGCGTACAGTGATACACATCACGACACATGACTAACCGTATGTATTGCATCGGCGCCACATCGCCCGTCCAAAGGTGAGCTTGTAGCGCCGTCTTTAGTTTCCCATTGGTGGATTGAGCCCAGCGAGGATTGTACGAACGATAACCGGGAAGTGCTTCGCCGGCACGTCTTCAAATTCGCCGTTCTCAACTTCGACGCACTTGCGAAGGATTGAGACCATAACCGCGATGTCTTCTTTTGCGGTTTGAAGCTTGATGAGATCGCCGATGGTTAACTTGTTATCATCGATGGTGTATTGCATGTTGGGGATGCTCCTATAAAAATGTGTGGGGCTCAGTTTGGCACACGGTCACGCCCCACCATGACCGCACGCCCTACTATGCAACGTCGGTGTATGTGATTCCGGGACACCGTACCGTGAAAGATGCCATGATTGCGTCTGCGCTTGTTGCGTCGATTGCTGGGTAGTCAATCGACGTGATGTAGCCGGTTGCGTTGGTCTCGATGGTGTTGTTCCCCGATCCCGTACCTTTTGGCAACCACTTACACTGAACCGCGCTTTTTGCTGCAAATGCCGCACTAACTAGGATATAAGCCTCGGTTACAGTCACTTCGGTATAAATGACGTTGATTGTCACGTCGACCGGTTCGAACTTGCCTAGAAGAATAAAAGCCGCACTACCGTCGAGCGTGTAGGTGTCACTGTTTGCGACGGTTGCAGTCGCCACGTCTACCGACTGCGTGCTTCCGCTGATGTCAACGTACGAGCCAGCTGCGATTTTGATACTGATTGTCGATGCAATTCCGTTGATTGCTGCGGTTGTTTGCGCCATGGTGTGTTCTCCTATTGGACAATTTCAGATATTACCAGCGTTACCACGACAGTGTCGTAGCTTCGCCCCGAGGCTTGTGGCCATTCTAAGATTTGCGCACGACATCGCACGTCGATGAGTTGCCACGACGGAGCGACCAAGGTGCGCACCGCGTCATGATACGCCGCCATATACGATTCCATCGTATCAACGACGTCCTTGAGTCCGATGCCCATTCCCGCCGGTCGTAGCAATGCGACGTCGGTGATGGTCCATTCGGTCATCATGACGTGCCCGCTCCCGCCGAGCGTCGTGGTCCGTGTGCGTGCGGATTGCATACCAATAGCAGAGACAATTCGCGCCGGCACGTCCGCGATTTCGACCGCGTTCTTCAACGTGGTTCCGGAGTAGACCGTTGTCACACCGGTGACGCTCATCGCTGCGATTGCGTCGACGATTGCGACCAGCTGTGAACTCATATAGACCGCCTCACATACGGACGCAGTAGCGTGATGATGTCCTTGGGTATCTGCGGTGATGCCAATACCATACCATCGGCGCTTAGGATGGCTCTGTCGCTGTCTGGCGTGCCTTCGCGCTGTCGATACAAGTACGCTGCTATCCGTAGCGTAGCCGCGACGATGTCCGCCGGTGCCGTCGTTGTGTATGCGAATCGTCCGACCACGCTGATGGCGTTCTCAGGCGAAACCAAGTAGTTCCATTCCAAGTTAATACCGCGCTTGATTTTGATACCGTACGCAGGCCTGACGTTGGATGGTAACAGTACAACATCGGTCAGTGTGACCGAGTTGCCGTCGCCGTTGGTGATACTCGTGAGACTGTATAAGTCAGCGCTGAGATAGAGCGTGTCATAGTCCATCAAATCGCCGCCGTCGTTAAACAGAAGCGGAGTGTAGGTGCGCGTCGTATCGGCCGCCGCTTCGAACGTGCGGTGTGTGAATGAGTCCACTAATGCCTGCGCACGGGTGACCGCATAGCCCAGCTGCGTATCATCCGCCGACGATGTGATGTTCATGTACGCTTTGAGTTCCGCGGTCGTCGTGTAGGCCATTAGAGTACCTTCGTTGTCTTCTTCGGCTTCGCTTCGGTCGGCTCTTCGTCCAGTGCAACCGCGGAACCTTCAGCAATGAGTTGCTTTGCTTCGGCTTCGGTCACTTCGACGATTTCGCCCGGTGCGTATGGCGTGTTAACTTTGCCGACACGAAAGACAATACCGTGAATCATTTGGATTTTCATTGGGGCTCCTTACGATGGGGAGGTGTCAAGGATTCCTTGACACCTCCCCGATT